TAAAAATGGTTTGTTTACTCCGCCAACTTACAGCCACATTTATAAACTATCAACTGTTCAGATGTCTAACGACAAAGGAACATGGTTTGGTTGGGATGTGTCAAAGGTTGGACCAGTCACAGATAGAGGTATCTATGATATGGCAAAATCTTTTGCAGATTCTGTAGGTAAAGGTGAGATAGAAGCAAAACCTGAAACTCAAGAGCAAACTAAAAAATCTTTAAATTTATAAGATCCTAGGTAGTGGGCGTCGAAGCTAGCGTGGAAGCGCCCACTTTTAATTTATGAATGAAAAGATTATTAAGGCACCGATTACATACGAAGATTGGATAGATCTGGGACGGGTTATCATACCCTGTGATACAAAGCAGGCTGTGGTAGAAAAATGGTCAGACCCTGATTTTAAAATTACGAAAGAAGAATGGAGAATAGAACACGCAACAAAACAGATAGGACTTAGGCTAGATCAATACATAGATTTTGATATTGATAATCCTGTTGTTAAAAGATTTACGAGTGACCACATAAAATCATGTGGCGCAATATTTGGTAGAAGAAATAATCCATCAAGTCATTATCTTTGGTCTGGAACATCAGATTATAAAAAATTTGCATTACCAAAAGAATTAGAAAATTATTATAAAGATTATGGTCATGGCGCAACTCTTTGCGAGATAAGACATGGTGCAAACAAATACACATTAGTTCCAGAAACAAAATATCACACTACAAACGAAGTTGTAAAATGGGTTAAGTATGACGGTATAGATGAGTATCCAGGTAATCTAAAAGTTGACCTTGGTAAGATCGCTTTGGCTGCAGCACTCTGTATTACGTATGCAGGATCGGGACAAAGGGATGATTATTGCACTGCTATGGCAGGAGTATTATTAAAACACACAGAGTGGAATGTAGATGATATAGATGATTTCGTACATAAAATTGCAATCGCAGCAAAAGATGAAGAGGCAGAGAAAAGAAAGAAAAAAGGAACCACACATAAAAAAGCAAATAGAAAATTTGGTATGCCAAAACTTGCAGAGATTATTGGGTGCTCTACAAAAACAATTGCAACAATATTTAGTTGGATTGGTATACAAGAAGCCACAAGCGAAGAAGCAAAACAATCTATTGGGCAGATAATAGAGTATGGTAGCAACAGATATTATGTAAAAATAAATGCTGTGGTGCAGGGTGAGGCCGTCGAAAAAACGATTATAGTAGACGGTCCTACCTTAAGAAATAAAAAATTATTTTATGATGCAGTAATTAGTAAGGCATCTGTTTGGATACCAGAGATGAAAGCTGCAGACTTTGAAGAAATAATGCGTAGAAAATATGAAGCGAGAGAAAAATCAGATAAGTATGTAGAAGAGGCAGAAGAAAATTTAAAATTTGTAAAACATTTTAAAAATTATATTTCATTAGAAAAAGCATACACAAACAAAAAAGAGTTAGCCTACTTTGGTTTACCACATTACAATGTAAAGAGAAAATACTTAGAGTTTAATCTTGATAAATTTGAAGACTATTTACACAAGCAAAGAATAAATTTAGATAGAGTAGATCTTGCAATGAAATGTCAAGACATATTAAAAGCAGAAAAAAAACATGGAAAGTATGGCACAAAATCTTGTGTTTTTTGGCGTATATGTGATCAAGAGATGGATAAAGATAATCTTATTATTGAGGGTGAATATCAGGAGATAAATGATGAAACAGCCTAAATTTATATCAGGACCACCAGGGACAGGTAAAACTTCTATATTTATCACACAGAAATACACAGAGTTATTAAAAAAATACCCTCACAAAAGAATAATAATATTATCACATACAAATGTTGCAGCTGATGAAATACGAGATGAGATACTTAAACTACCAGAGATGCAAGGTGTAACAAAAAAATCTATGAAATATAATATCTGTACAATACATGCATATTGTAAAAGCAGGCTAGTAGGACGTAAAGAGGTGTTTAGTTACGAGGACCACAAAAATTTATCAATGATAGATTCTCTTTTTAAATTACAAAGAGTAACAGAGTCAGAGTTTAACTCTGATAAACATAAGTTCTATAGGTATCTGGCTGATGCACATGGCAAAGGCAATACATTAAAAGAACATTGGAAAACGTGTGATAAAGAAATTTATAAACCATACAGTCTAAACTCTATAGAGCAGATGGCATTTCCATATTTTGAATATAAAAAAGATAATCATGTTTGTGACTATGCAGACATGATACAAGATTTCATAGACAAAGCTGTGGAACCGGACATAGATGCTTTGATAGTTGACGAAGCACAGGATAGTAACGTGCCTCAAAGAGAGGCTCTTAATAAGATGGCAACAAAAGCAAAAGAATATTATTTTGTTGGCGATGCAGATCAAACCATATTTGAGTTTGCAGGATCAGATGCAGATTATTATCACAAACTATCAAGAGATGCAGAGCAACTGGAGCAAGGACATAGATGTGGCAAGACAATAAATACTTTATGTAAAAGAATAATAAGACCAATATGGAATCACTATGGATACGAAAGAGCATGGAAACCAACAGATGTAATAGGCAATCATTATCATTTACCCAGTCTAGATAAAAGATGTAGTGCTATGACTACTTTGTTAGAAAAAATAAAACATACCGATGAGACTTTTTTATTTACTTATCGTGGCACGCCGTCAGATTCATGGGTCAAAAAATTTTTTAAGCAACAGGGTATAGAGTTCGCACACGTAGGGAACACGGCCCACGTACCAAAAAAAGAATTACGATGTCACAAACTATGGCCAGATTTTTGTAAAGGCACACCCATGCCACTGAAACAGATAAAAGATTTTTGGCAGTATATGGGTAGCAAAGTAATAGTTCATGGCAGAGGTGAGGAGACTTTTGATGAGTGGGTTGATAGAGAATATACTTTAGATTACATGATATATCACAAGTATTTAAAAGAAAACGCAAGAAGAGAAAGGGATTTTGCATTAATAAGAAAGAAAACAGATCCTGATAGGTTAATCTACATTAGAAAGATTCTAAACAAGGGTTATGATGATGGAGAGGTAAGAGTAAAATATGCAAACATACATACCGTAAAAGGTCTGACGTTTGATAATGTCGTTGTTGATCTGACAGCGACAAGACAAGAAGATTATTTTACACAACTCAGATTAAAATATGTTGCATATAGCAGGGGCAAGTTTGATTGTTGGACTGTGGCATCACAAGGTAAATATACGTTAGGAGTAAGATGAAAAAGAAAAATGTTTGGGACAAACAACACGGAGGGTCACACTATCAGAAATATAAAATTCAACCAAGCAAATTTGTAGTTGAGAATGAGTTGCTATACCCGGAAGGGTGTGCTATAAAATACATAATACGTCATCGTGACAAGGGAAAGAAACAAGACTTATTGAAAGCGATACATTTTATAGAAATGATTATAGAGAGGGACTACAATGTGTAACACACCAGAGGATCTAGATCTAAATGGTATTGATACTGTTGCGATAGATATAGAAACTTACGATCCTAATCTTAAAACAAAAGGATCTGGTGCGATCCGTAAAGACGGTTTTATCTGTGGTATTGCTGTTGCAACAGATAACGATCTTGCATACTTTCCTCTACGTCATTCTGACACTGATATAGCTTTTGATAGAATAGATAAGATATGGCAGGTGTTAAACGAAAAGATTTTTCAAAACGAAAATATTACAAAAGTATTTCACAATGCAATGTATGATGTCTGTTGGATAAGAGCAGTCACAGGTATGATGATCAAAGGTAGGATTGTTGACACCATGATAGCTGCATCTGTTATTGATGAAAATAGATTTAAATATTCACTCGATGCACTATCAAAAGATTATCTTAACGAAGAGAAATACAAATACGATCTACAGCAAAAAACATTGGAGTGGTCTGGCGGCACAGTCAAAGACCCTATGACTAACATGCATAAACTTCCTGCATCTATTGTAAAGGAGTATGCAAAGCAAGATGTTAATTTAACTTATAAACTATGGAAACTATTTGATAAAAAAATTGACGAAGTATTATACACAAAAGACGACGGAGATCAAAAAACTTGCAGACAAATATTTGAGTTAGAAACAAAATTATTTTTATGTTTAGTTGACATGAAATTTAAAGGGGTTAGAATAGATGTCGCAAAAGCTATCCTTTTTGGAAGACATCTCAAGAAACGTAGAGACCAGATAATAAAAGCTATAGAAAGTATAACGACAATACACGTTGACATCTGGGCTGCAGCATCAATTAAAAAATTATTAGACCATCTTTGTATAAAAGATTACAAGGTCACACCAAAATCTAAGATGCCACAACTGCCAAAAGATTATCTACGAAAACATAACAACAAATGTTTACGTATGATTGCAAAGGCAAGAGAGTATGACAAAGCAGTTAATACTTTTATAGATGGATTACTAGAATATGTACACGAAGGTAGAATACATGCAGATATAAATCAGATAAGATCAGATACAGGTGGTACGGTCACCGGTAGATTCAGTATGTCTAATCCTAATCTACAACAGATACCGGCTAAAGGTTATATTGGCGGTAAGATGAGAGAACTATTTATACCAGAGGAAGACTGCAAATGGGGTAGCTTTGACTATTCACAGCAGGAACCACGTATCGTTGTACACTATGCTATAAAACTAGGTCTACCAGGCACAGAGAGCCTTCAAGAAGAATTTGATAGGGATGATGCTGATTTCCATCAGATAGTCGCTGACATGGCTAATATTTCCAGGAAACAGGCAAAAACGATCAACCTAGGTCTATTCTATGGTATGGGTAAGATCAAATTACAGAGAGAATTAGGTTTAGATCAAAAACAGGCAAAAGAATTATTTAACGAATATCATAGTAGAGTGCCATTTGTCAGACAACTATCACAGGAATTAATAGCATTTGCAAAAGAAAATAAATTATTATTTACATTGCATGATAGATTCTGCAGATTTGACAGGTGGGAGACAACAAACAAAGAATGGAATCCTGAGACAAATAGATTTAATGAAGTGCCTTTGTACACAAAAGAACAGGCCATGGAGGCATTTAAGGCAGAGATGCTGGACAAATACAAAGAAAACAAGATAGATCCAAACTACATGGATTATTTTGAAAGATATTATACACCTGCATTTACATACAAAGCATTAAATAGATTAATACAAGGATCAGCCGCAGATATGACAAAGAAGGCAATGGTCGATCTACATGAGAAAGGTATAATACCACACATACAAATACACGATGAATTATGTATTTCAATTGAAGGAGGCTACATGGCCAACATAATTCAAAATGTAATGGAACAGGCAATACCTCTTAAGGTTAAGAATAAAGTTGACTTTGAATCTGGACCAAATTGGGGTACAATAGAATGAGGATAAACTATGGCATACTTAAACGCAAACATACCACCTATCTATGCACAGATAAGGAGAGAATATTTATATGATTTACAAAAACATCATGGAGAAGTTGAAGACTGTATTATCTTCGGCATATCGGCTCTTACTGGAAGGAGCATACTATGGCACGCTATTATGGAAAACGGTGCAATATTTTATCGCCTACCTATTAGCGCGTTTATTCAGAAGGGATTTGAGCCATCCCGAGTGCCCACAAGACGACTTGATGAACTACAGCTCTGGAATTGTTTTTCTTATTATCCTTCTGTTCATTCTTGGGACGTTTTAGAATCACAAGCCGGTAAGTATATCGGAAAAGATAAAAAATGGCACTCAGGAAAATATTTATTTACTATTGACTTTGCTCATCCAGAGGCTAACATACTTGACACTGATCATTCGGAGATCCCGCACGAACACAAGTGCGCTCACATTATTGCCTTAGATGACGGTAATTTTGCAGCACAACCAAACAATCGTTGTATATGGGACATACCATCTTTTACAGTAAAAGATGAGACTCCTGATTGGAAAGTGCAGACATCCGAGTGGAACGTAGAAGATAGCAGAGCCTGGCGGACAGAAGATACCGACAAGTTCTTCTATGAAATAGAGGAAAAGAAAAATGATTGATAAAATTAAAAA